GCAACGCGGCCTGTTGTCGGACCGCATTGTTCTGCGCCATCGCCTTGTCCATGCGCTCTCGCGAGTACATGGCCGCGGCTTGTGTCGTCATATGCCCCTGCTGCACTGACTGCTGCAGATCAGGGGGTAGCGAGATGCCGAGGTACTCCTCGCAGAGTTTCATGTAGGGCTGCACGCCCGTATGAAACTTCACGAAGTCACCACGGCGCATCGCCGCCATCAGCTCAAGGCCAAACAGGAAATCATCCTGACCGATATCGTTCTTGCGAAGATAATCGGTGACCTTGCGCGCCATATCAGCGTCCGGCTCGAGCGCCTTCAGTCGCTGCACCTCGCCCGACAGTTTTTGTCGCTGCGAGTTCAGCTTCTTGATGCGCCGTTGCGCGGCTTTGGAAAGCCTGGCTAGTTCGTCAGGTGTCGGCTCTTCCGACAATTCGGGTTCGCGTTCGGACTTCCTTGCGACTTGGGATGGCGAATCCCCCTTTGAGCCGTCGGTGTCTGAATAGTCGTCGTCCTGTCGCAGCTCAGGCACTGCGCTCTGGATGGCGTCTAGGAGACTACCGCCGACATCGCCGGCGTCCGTACCTGGCGAAGGCACCTGCTCGACGGACTGCTCTACCGCGGTGGGTAGGTGCTTGTCGTCGTCTGCCATACTGAATTCCCCCGGTGCCGATCGGCACCTTCAATTGATCATTACGTCAATTCAGGTTCTTTGTCATCAACCTGGCATGGTCGGCATCGTCACCTGCTGCGGCATCGGGTGCGGCCGCCCTGGTGGTGAACCGGACAGAGTTGTCTGCGCGTCTGGTGCCGACGGCGGCGGCGCCGCTCCGGCGCCGCCATCCGGCGCATTGACTGCGCCCTGCGGCCCCATCGCCGCACCGGCGCCGGCTCCGGCGCCAGGCATAGTCGGCCCGCCGGCGCCCGCGCCCGACATTGCCCCGTTCATGGCGACGATCGATGGCAGCGACGACTTGAAGGCCTCGGTCAGATCGAGTCGATCGTCGAGCCGTCGTAGCGTGTCCTTCGCCAGGAATTCCGGGTCAATGCCGGGCAGTTGGATGAGCAGCGGCATGAGCCGCTGGGCGTTGGCGATCTCTTGGGCTTGGTTAGGTCTTCCCATTGAACCGGCCTCGATCTCCAGCAGGATCTCGTTGGCGATGTCTTGGGCGACCGGCTCGGCCGGCCACACCGCGCCCTGGCCGACGATCTTCTTCACCCGTTCCTGCGACATTTCACGCATGAGTATCTGGCCGCCGTTGCGGGCCAGCTGCGTCAGCAGGTCGTTGAGGTCGTCGATGTTGGACCCCATGCTGGTCATGCGGCTGCCTTCGGCGATCTGCGCCTGGGTCGCGGTGGTGTTGCTGGTGCCACCAAGGTTGGCTTCCTGGATGCCGGTGGTCCGCAGAATGTCTTCGTAAACCGGATTTACTTCGTACAAGTTTGGATCAATCCCTGGGCCTGCGTAGGGTTGAAGGAGCTGTTTGATGTCCTGCTGCGGCTGCAGCGCATTGAACTCGATCACCGCATTGGCTTCGCGGTTGGTCAGCTTCTCCATGTCGTCTTCGTCCATGCTGCCGGCCACCACCGCGGTGAACGGCCGGCCGGCGATGCGCTGCTCTTTCAGGCCCTCGCGGCAGCGGTTGTACTCCAACTGCATGTCGCGCATTAACCTGACGTCGCTCGGCGGATACAGCTCGGTCTCGTCTTCGATGCCGTTAAATATCAAGGCGTACCAAGGATAGAATCTTTCATTGTAGATCTCTGGAGAAGCCGGCTCTTTCAAGAACTCGCGGTAGCCGTCACAGACCACATAGACCAGGCCGTCGTTCCTATTGTAGATCTCCCAGACGATCGCATTCGGCTCGCCACGGTTCTTGTCTTTGTCCTTGGCGCTCATCCAGTCTTCCATCGCCTTGGATGGATCGGTGTCGCTGTCGCTGCCGTATTCGGTGCAATGGCCGCGTACATCAACACCATAGATCTCTTCGATCTCACTAACCGATAAGAGATACTCCTCGGCCACCCAGCCGGCCGCGACCCAGTTGCGCAGGTCGATACACTTGATGTCGGGAATGATCCTGGTCGACAGCGGGAAGTCGAAGGTAAGCCCTTCCCGCACCACTGCGCCGCGCGCATTGGTTAGATCCTTCAGCAACAGCCGCAACTGCTCGGCTTCCATGTCGCTGTCGTCGGTGATGGCGTCGGTGGCATCGGCCGCCAGGCGCTCGAGCGTGGCGAGCCGCTCGTTGGCGTCGGCGATGCCCTTCTCCAGGTCGGGCCGCAGTTGCATCACCCGCTCGAAACCGAGCTTCACATAGGCCACGCCGTTGGTGACGGCGCGCCGCACCGACATCTTCAGCATGGACTTGAACGGATGCGGCTGGTTGTCGACCTCGTAGGCATACAAAAGCTCGAGCGTCCGGGCGAGCTTGTCCATCATCAGGTTCTCGGACTTCACCCGAGCCGCATCCATCATGATGTCCATGCCGCTGCCGACCGCCTGGGCGATCATTGGCGAGCCTGGCGGCGCCATAGCGTTGGCGGCGGCGCCAGCCGCAGCCTGGCCGAGCTGGTCGCCCAGCCCCTGCGGTTGCTGCATCGAGCCGGGGATCGGGCCGGCGCCCATGCCTGGCATGGTCGCGCCGCCCAAGGCCGCGCCCATCTGGCCGGAGATCTGGTTCACCGAAGGCGACGGCATCGTCGCCGGGTTGGGCGGCATGCCGCCGGCCATCAGCATGCCGATGTCGGGCGGGCTGCCGGTCGCCATCGGCATCATGCCCTGGACCGCGCTGCCGGCGGCGCCGGCGACTTGGCCGGCCATGCCTGGCGGCATACCCGGCATCCCGCCAGGCGCCATCGGTCCGGCACCCATAGCGCCGGCTTGCTGGGCCTGCTGCATCATCATGGCGGCAGACTGCATCAGCTGGTTGAGCGTGGTCTGGCTCTCGTCCCAGGACGTCGCATTGAGCCGCGGCCGCTTCTTGGCCACCGCCTTGGGGTTCTTGGCGTACAGAAACGCCGTCTTTTGCGCTACCAATCTGAGCGTGAGGTTGGCGACGTAACGCTTGTCTTTGCTGTCCTTTGACCACTGCTTGCCGAAGCAGAACTCCTGGTCTTCCCGCATGCGGTCGAAGCTGGGCTTCCAGTACCGCTTGGCCTTCTTCACCTTGGAGGTCCAGTCGCGGACCAGGTTGCGGCGGCGGTCCGGCGGATCCGGGTTGGCGCGCGGGATCGAGTTAGGTTTGCCGGTGGTCGGATTGATATCCGGCTCGCTGGATTTCTCGTCGAAGCCGGCGAACACGCGCATCATGTCGTCTTGAAAGGCGTCTACCATCCTTGCAGGCCCCTCGCCCGTAAGTCGCGACCCTCACGCCGGCGCGTGTGTGCAAACAGCTCGCGGTAGGTGCCGGTCTTCACTTCCGGCTCGATCTTCTTGCCGCGGGTTCGCCCGTGCATCTTCGACAGTCCTAGCCCAATCAGGCTCAGAGTGTCGACCACGTCGTCGTTACTGCCATGCGGAAACTTCAGGATCTGGTCCTGCATTTCCGACCAGCTGCGAATGAAACCAGGGAAATGCACCATCTTCATGCTGGTACGGGCCTGGATCGCCTGCGCGCGCTGCTGCTTGTCGGCGGCGGGATTGATCGGGTCGATCGCGCAGAACGCCTGCTTCTCGGCCATGCGCCGGCGCAAGAACGGTCCGAGGCTTTTGGTAATGGCGCCGCCTTCGGCCCACCAGAACATCGGCTTATATTTCTTCATCAGCACGATCATGCTCTCGACCGCCTGGTGCGAATCCATCCGGTCCCAGACCATGTCCGGCATGATCCAAATGTTGTCCTTCTCGTCGACGGCGACGATCATCAGGCAGGTCTTGTCGGCGGACTTGGCTACCGACACCGCGTGGTCCGATGCCCCATAGAATCTAAGGGTATGAAACGCCGGGACGTCATCCATTTTATTGTAGGTGACCAGGTCGCTATCCTTGAAGAAGGCCCCATCCTTAGGGCCTGGACGGCCCTGATACAGCGCAGCAAATCCACGCGGATCGGTGGCACGGATCTCCTCCAGGTATTGTTGGGTGAACCGCTCCGGCCATAGTGGCTCGCCGGGTTTGCGGCCGAGCACGTCGTTGTCTTCGGCTAGCGCCGGCAGATCAATCTTGCGCCAGGCTTTGGCTTCTTCAACATTGAAGTATGGATTAAGCGGGTCGATAAGCCTGCCAACGAGATCGTCTTCGGTCCACCTGGTTTGGACGATGACGATAGTGCCAGTCGAATCCATGAGGCGAGTTCTGAGGACTTGATTGTACCATTGCCACAGCTTCTCTCTAACGATGACTGAGTCAGCTTCAGTTCGATCCTTAATAGGGTCGTCCAATAAGATGCAGTGGCCACCACGTCCGGTGATCGAGGAGCCGCGTCCCACACTGAAGACCACGCCATCTCTGGTCGTTTGGACCCGGTTGACTGCATTGGCGCCGACCTTGATCTCTACTTCTGGGAACACCTGTTTATATTCAGGTGTTTCCATAATATCACGAACTCGCCGTCCCAAATCCCAGGAGTAATGCTCATTGTAGGTCGCAACGATAATAGATCGGTCAGGGTGCCGACCGACGTACCATGCTGGAAACATGGCACTAGCCAACGTGGTTTTGCCAAATCTGGGTCCGACATTGATCATCAACCGCCGGTAGTCGCCGCGCTCGACATCTTCAAGCGCGCGGCCGATCATTCGGTGGAACGGCTGTGGCTTATAGAGCGACTGCCCAACTTCGTCATCGAAGTTAGGGTCGGGCATCATCAACTGTGTAAACGCTATCAGATCGTCGCGGGCGGTGAGGACCGCCCGCTTGCGCTTCAAAAGCTTGAGGCGGACGTCCTGTTCAGCCTTCGTCGACATGTTTGTACTTTGCCGCCGGCACATCCGGCAGCGTGCGGATCTTCGCCTTCGGCGTGGATGAAATCGTACTTGGCTCAACCGGGGTCGGCTGCGGACCTTTCACCGGAGAAGTGTGGTGGGTGTAGTTGTCTTGCGTCTTTGATGGCGGCGGCGGTTTAGCAACCGGCGGCGCCTTGATGCTCACGGTCTTACCGATCTTGGACGGCATTGGGTTCCCCTAAGTTGAAAATCCGAAAAAATTTTTGGGCTAGGCCGCGTCTTCGTCGTCATCCTGCATCAGCACGCCGACGCCGTTGACGGTGATCTGCAGGTCAACGCCATCCGGCACGGTCAGCGCGATCTCGATCCGCGGCACCAGCGGCCGGATCAAAGCCGGGTCCGGCGGGAATATATCCTGGTCGGGCTTAGCCATTTTATCTCCTGACTGTGCAGCGTTCCATTTGGATAATTGTTCGCGCCAGTTGTCGGCAGGCGGTTTCGGCATTGATCGCATCGATTTCGTATCTGGTATAAAACGGCGGCCGTTCGGTAACTACCATGCAGCTGGATAGTAGGATGGCAAGTAACGCCGCGCCAAAAACAGTGGCAACTAGAAAGTAATCGTGCGCGGTCATCACAACCTCAGTGGCGTCACCACGCCGAGCAGACCGGCAATGATCCAGACAATGATCAAGACGACAATGATGGTGATCAACACCGAGATCACAGTTCTGAATCTCGGGTCCATAGGCACCATAGGCAGAAGCTGTTGTAGCCCCCACAGGATGACACCGAGCACCACCAGCAGCAGCACGATGCTTATCAAAGTTGAGATCATGGTGGCCCCCCGGCGTTAGATCAGCGTCTGCGCGGTATCACCTTGTGGCCGACGAATTGCGGCTCGATCATATACTTGGTTTCGTCGATTGTAATGGGACCGCCGGCGCTGATCGGCGTGCCGTCCGGCACGGGATCGATCGTTATCGGAGCGGGTGGCGGATGGGTGGTGTCGTAGGCGGTCTTGGTGTCGATCGCGCGATTGATGGCTTCGGCGGTCGCCACCTTCTCATTGAACACGTTGACGGGGCCGGTTGGCTCCAGCTCCCCGCCAACGCGCAGTTGTGGGTTTTTAGGCCACTCGGTCACTTGTTCTTGCGCTCCGGGTCTTCTTCCACTGGCGGATTGGGCGCCTGCGGGTTGTCGGGCGGCTGGCCCATTGGGTCGATGCCGGAATGCTCTTTCTTAGCCAGCTCGACCGGGTCGGAAGTCTGGTCGGGCGTGGCCGGATCCTGCGGTTGATCGCCCGCGGTCCGGCGGTGCTGGTCCGGGTGTTTTGTTGCAGTGCGAGGCTCGTCGTCGTCGTCATTCGACTTCTTGGACATCTTGGACTTCCTCTTTTTACGGGGGCTGGCCGGCTTCCTCCGCGCAGTCACCTTGCGCTTGCGCGCAACAACCGGGCGTTTTCGCTTGGCCTTCTTCATAACATCGCATCCTTCTTATCGTTGCAGACTCATTTCATCCTTTCGACGATCGGCTGGCAAGACTTGGCCAGCTCGGCAATCAAGCTGTCACGTCGCTCGGATGCGTTGGAGATATGGTACAGCGTGAAGAACACCACGCCGAGGCAGACCACGTTGATGATCACCAGCGGCAACGCCAGCGGCCCACCAGCTGCCAGTCCCTTGGCAACCTCGGCCGCGGCCTTGCCGGTGTACTCGATCACTTTTTCCTGGCTTCCAGCGCCTTGACGCGCTTCTCCAGCTCATCGAGCCGCTCATGCGGCGACTTGACCGGCGGCAGCACTGGCGGCTCCGACGGCAACAATAGCCCGTTTGCTTCAGTATCGTAGCACATACCCTGGTAGCGCGGCTGCGGATCGCTCTCGTCGTCGTCGTCCATCACCTCAAGAACGAGGCGATTGATCGGCCATATCGCCGTCGCATCACGTGTCGCGACCTTGACGACGCCAGCCTCGACCGCGAGCTTCACCGTATCCGGCAGCAAGACGTTCTGCTTGAGGAACTCATACCAATCGGTCGCGCCATCGCGTCGGCAGAACAATGCACTGGCCGGAAACAGGGCCGGCAGCACGGCTGGCTTGTAGGGCGACCATGTACCGTGATGGATGATCCGCATCATGCGTATCCAGTGGCAACCCAAGTGCCGTCAGCGACCTGAATCTGAAACTGACGAAAGCGGGCGGTGAAAGCATTATACGAACTTGGGCCACTTATCCCAGTGATACCGGCCCCACCCCACGGCTCTTGCAGAGGGCCATTGAACCCGCAGTCCACGTCGCCGAGGTACACCCACCGCGCGTTGACCAGCGGATTGCCCGGATTGGCGCTGAAGTCGCGTGTCGTCCAGAACTTGTAGGCCACGCCTTCGCCGTGCGACCAGCCGCCCATATAGAAGTTGCCGTCGGTATTCATGCCGAAGTTGGCGCCGAAGTAGCCTTGGCAGTGGAATGCAATGGTCGGGTACGGCGGCCCCTGCACCATGACACTGGATGGTGTCGCCGAGGCAAAATAGACGCCGTTGTTGTAGAGCGTGTGGTTGACGTTGCTGGGAAAGTTGGACCCGCCGCCGGCAGTGAGCAGGCCGGAGAAATTACCGGCACCTGCACTGATAGGGCCGCCCACCGACATGCCGCCGCTCGGCAGGACGTAGGTGGCACCGTCGAAGTGCAGGTAATGGACGTTATTGCTGCCGAGGTACAATACGCCACTGTTGGCGTTGCGGTAGGCGGAAACATCGCCGCTGACGTACAAGGTGCCGGTCATGGTATCGCCGGCCTTGTTCACCTTGGCATTGCTGACATTGGTGATGTTGGTGGCATTGGTGGTGTCAGCTGCGTCGACGTAGTCCCGGCGCACCGCCTGGGCCGAAGTCGGGCCGGCCGGCAGGCTAAGGTGTCCGGTCATGGTCGAGCCGGCCTTGGCGACCTTCTCGGTGTCCAGCTCGGCGATCGCGGCTTGCACGTTAGTGGCGATGATGTCGCCGGTGGCAGTCGACGGGATCGTGCTGGCAGCCGGGGGCGGCGGCTGGGAATCGTCGACGTATTTCTTGGTCGCCGCCTCCAGGTCGGCCGTTGGGGCGCCGGCCAGGACCAGCGGCCCGACCATCGTCCCGCCGGAGAGCAGCAGGTAATTGGTGCCTACGGCAAACGAGGCCATGCGCCACTGCGCGGCGTTGAAGGCGCCTGGCGCAACGGCGGCGATCGCGACATAGAGGTTGTCCTGGTAGACGACGAAGTCGTTGATGGCGTATTGCGACTTCACGTCGAAGTAGCGCACCGCAAGCAGGGCGAGCGGCTGGCCGGCTGGATCGCCGACCGCGATCTGCCGGTTGGCGGTGTTGACCGCGATCTCGCCCTTCTCCAGCGGAGAAGCGAACGGGGCGGCGGCGTTGTTGTCGCGGCGGTGGCGATAGTGCGATGTCATTATCCAGCTCCCTGCACAGCAATGGTGCGAACGCGGGCACTCACGGCTTCGGACGAGGTAAGTGGGCCTGGGTCTTCGGTCGCAGCCCGCAACTTGCGCCGGGCGGTCCAAAGCGCATAGCCAACCGTGCCGGGTGGGGCGATATGGACAGCGTTGGTGTAGTTGGGCGGGAAGCTGTTGAACCCAGAGCCGCCGGCAACAATCACACCGCTGGTGGCCTGCACAATCCACAACGTGTTCTTCAGGCCCCACGATGGCGAAAGCGGCGGCGGGTCGTGCGTCGTCGCTGCTGACGTAGCAACGCTCGTCCCCTGCGGCGTACCGACATAACCCGTTATGAGATAAACTGCCGCCATCAGGTAGTACGAACCGGACAAGGTAATAGTCAGCGCGTCTGCACCAGTGGCGGAAGCCACCCGGTAACTGCCGGATATGGTGTCAAACCCTGTCCAACCAGCCGACAAGGATACCAGACCAGCGGTAGCCGCAACGCATATCAATAGGTCGCCAGCATTGATGACGCCCGGTATGTTGATGACATGCGCCGTTTTTGGCGGGCTGTCCGTTGTGGTGATGGATCTCACCCGCGGGAACAAGTCTGCAATCAACAATGGCATGGTTGCTGGCAGCATTATTTAAAGTCCGTACCAACAGTGCAGTAGATATTGGCGGCGGGATCGGCAACAAAGTAAGACAGCAGATCAACAGCGTTGGGCGTCAACGTCGGTTTGACGCCGCCAGGGAACTTCCACTTCGATCCCCACGTCGTGATCGTGCCTGCGCCAGTATTTGACAGCGTGATGGTGCCGCGCTGTCCCGTCTTCAGACCTGTTGGGTTTGCCAGCGTTCGACCGGCCGCGCTGATGTACCAGAAGAAGTCGAAGCCTGAATTGAAGTCGATTGTCAGCACGCCGGCCACTTCAGTGCCGCTCAGATCGACGCTCGTCATCGCACCCCATGCCGTGCCGGGCGTAAGCATCTTGGTTGGCGCGGAATTGCTGCGGTACTCGGCCACGGTCGCAGCGGCAGGCGCGACCGGAACCGCAGCAACCTTGGTGTCAACATACTGCTTGGTGGCAACGCTCAACGGCTGCGTCGGATCGTTCGCCAGCAGCACCTGCCCGGTCGCCCGGTCGATCGCCAGCGGCTTGCCGAGCGGCAGGCCGGTGTTGTCGAACCGGAAAACAGCGAAGTTGTTGCCGGTGTTGCCGACAGCATCTTTGGTGTCGCCCAACATTATCTGCCAGCGCGCTTGGTAGTCCGACCAATCCGTTTGCTCGCCGACGCCGCCTTCAACAGTGTTGGCGCCCGCCGCAGCCGGCGGCTTCAATATGCTGAGATAGGCGCCGCTCTGCCCCGCGGCGATGACGCCGAGGCCGATCTTGTTGATCAGCTCGCCGGTCATGACGCCGCCGGCGATCGGCACGAAGTCGCCGCCAGCTGCGCCGCCACCGCCGGCGTTCGCCAGCCAGACGGTGCCGTCCCACTTGTACTGCGGCACGCCAGGCACGGCCGGGACCGGGTAGAGGTCGTTGATCGCTGGCGAAGCGGGGAAATTGAGGCCCATGTCAGGTACTCGGTGCAGTTGGCGGCGTGAAATTGGCAGTCCACAAGGCACGGCCCTTGGTGATCCTAAACTCGTCAAGGTAGCCGTTCCAATAGTAAGCAGCGTTGCCTGCCGCGCCTATGATAAACGCAGCCGTGCTGTTGAATATGCGAGAGGTGCCGAAATCGAGCGGCGTGCCATCGAGAACGCCGTCGATGTATTGCTTGATGATGTTGCCGGTTCTGACCAGCGCATAATGATGCCAAGTGTTAAGCGTGAACGGAATCGTGCCGACGATCTTGTATGTGTACCAATCGCTGCCGGTTTTCCCCAAGCTGCAATAAATGGTGCCGTTATAGAGCAGCGCGCCGACAGACACGTTGGTTGTGTCACCGTTCATCGCGCCAAACAGTGCGCGCTGATTTACCGATCCGTTGTCGAGGCTGTAGAGCCAGCAATCGATCGTGAAGTCGCCGTTGTCGAAGTCAAAATCGGCGGCGTCATAATACCAATGATATTGCGCCCCGCTGAGCATCAATGACTGAGTGCCAAACTTCTTCTGCGCGGTTGTTATGCTGGCGTTGCTGTTCCCGCGGCCGCGTCGTTTCTGTGAGCTGTCATCAAAGCCGTTGTCATAATGCAGCAACAGAACGGTTTCTTCTTGCCGTGGATACGGAGCATTCGGCGGCGTGAAGTTGGCGGTCCACAACGCCCTGCCGATAGTGAAGCGCACCTCATCGATGTAGCCCTTGAACAGTTGATCGGTCGCCATCGTGCCTATCCGCAATGGCCCGGCGAGGTCTTGGAATGAAGTGTTGGCGGGAAGCACATAACCAGAGCCTTTGACACCGTTGACGTAAATCTCAACAGCGGTGCCGTTGCGGACGACCGCCAGATGCGTCCAGGCGTTCAGTGGAACGGTGTTGGGGCCTGTTCCGGTGAAATAGACAGTCACACCAGCCTTGTTGCAGTCTGAAACAACAGAGCCGTTAGATGCGATATACAAAAACAAATGACGGTCATTGTAATCGTTGCCGCCGTTCATCTGCGTGAGGACGGCATAGTTGTTGGTGGCCGGGTATCCTTGATCAAGGTAAACCCAGCAATCGACGGTGAAATCCTTGGTGCCAATGACCCAGTCGGCGCTGTCCGGGTAGCCGAGATAGTTCGCCCCAGCACCGAGATATAGCGCCCTCGAACCGCCGAATGGTGTCCGGGTGATACTGGCGATAACCGGAGCGCCTGCGGTTTGTATTGCGCCGCGCTTGTACTGTGATGCGTCCGTCAGATCATCGAAGTGCATCAGCAGCACAGTGTTCATGTCTGGATCAGGAACGTATGTTCCCACTACCGGCACAGTGAAGTTGGCAGTCCACCGGGCAATGCCGTTACTGACGCGGAACTCGTCAATGTAGTGATGGGCGTAGTAGTACCCGTCACTGCGGGGCCAGCAACCAAGGCACGGGCCATAAGTCGCAGGATTGAACCAGCCGTTGCCGCCCTGTGCCTGGGTGCCTTGCAGGATGCCGTTTTGAAAGCCGTAGAACGTGCCACTCTTGCGGACAATCGCACGATGCACCCACTGGTTAAACAACCCAGTTCCCATCACCATCGCAGAGGCTAGGTTCCAATTTGCTGCGTCATTGGATGCATAAAAATAGAGCGTGCCGTCGCCAACGCCCCAACCCACCAGCATCGGACAATAAACATTCGGCAGCGTGTCCCATACAAATGAAAGACGATTAACTGTGGTGTCGCCAACCCGGTACTCCCACCAATCAATGGTGAAATCGTTGAAGCCAAGATTGAACGAGTTGTCGACGTTCACTGGCGAATAGGCCAAAGCGTTAGCGGGGAAATGCATGCAGAATGTCGGCACGCCGTTGATCGTAGAGCCGGTGATGAAGGTATTGGACATGACAACCGGGCCGTTCTGCTTGGCCGAGCTGTCGAGCGCATAGGTCGAACCTTGCGCACCTTCGCAATGCAAAAGCCACGTCACATAGGCGTCGTTGTAGCGGGTGTCGTCGCTAGGGATGCTGAAGCCCAGACCGCGCCTGCTCATGCGATCAGACTCCCGCACAGCACCCAGATATCTGTAGCTACCTTTGTCAGCGTTCCACACGAACCAAGCATCGGCAGCTTGCGTTTGCTGTTCTCAGAATAAATCGTAACGCCCGCTCCCGGCACAATCGTTGTCGAGTTGACCATTGTCACCATCAAATCAATCTGCGCACCGACTATGAAAGGGACGGCAGAGTTCGGCGGGACGGTCGCGTTCACGGCAAGGTTGCCGCTATTATAAAATGAAACAAACTTTCCAGTGTCGGTCAGCACGAACGTATAAGCCGTTGTGTTCGTGGCGTTGTAATCTCGCACGCCCTTATCGACGTACTGCTTGGTGGCAACGCCGAGCGGCGCATTGGGGTCTTGCGTGAGATAAACGCGCCCGTCTGATCGGACCACCCCAATAGGCGTGTCAACATAAACACCGGCATCATTGAACCTCGCGATACCAAAGTCAGAGCCGGGGCCTGGGCCTGAAGATAGCGCCCATCGTTGCAAAGCGCCTTGCGCCATCTGCAACTGTGGCTGCGTCGTAGCATCAGGCGTCTTTAAGACTACCGCAGCGTTGGCTTTATTAACCGTCAGATCGCCGGTCATGGTATCGCCGAGCTTGGCAATCTTACCGGCTACACTGGTCGAAAGCGCCGCGTCAGCGGCGTCGACGTAGGTCTTGTCGGCCTTCAGCGCGTCGGCGGCGTCGACATAGGTCTTGGTGGTGAACGACGAAGTATCGATTTGCGGCACCGCGACCGCCTCGACCCACTGCGCGGCGCCGACACCGTCGTTATAGCGGACATAGAGTTTGCCAGTGTCACTCTCCCACCAAAGCATGCCATCGGTCGGCGTGGCGGGCGGCGTGTCGCTGATGGTCAACCCGCCACCGCCGGATCCGGCCGCGGCGCCGAAATGCGCAGGGTCGAACGCAGCTGGGCCGTGCGCGACGATGCAGCGGTACAGCGTCCCTGCGTTGACCACATGATCGCCGACCGCATAAATGCCGCGGGCGTCGAAGTAACGCACGGCCAAGAGGGGGAGCGGCGTGCCGACGCCGACGACGTTGGCGTCACCTACAGCGAGCTGCCGGTTGGCGGTGTTGACCGAAAGCTCGCCTGGCTCGAGCGTCGGAAACACATGCGACGGATTCGCGGTGCGGCGGTGCCGGTATTGCTTCATGTGACCCCATCCTCAATTCAGGGCCTGGTAATAGCCAGGTTTTAGCGTTTGCGACTGCGGCCGGCTGCCGGATCGGTAAAGGTGAAATCGATCGTGTTGCTGCGCATGCCGCCGGTACGAACACCGACCGGACAGGTGGCGGCAACCTGAAACAGCGACGGCTTGACGTTGGTGCGCACTTGCGTGTCGCTGAGTAGCGCAGTGGGTTCATCCAAACCATTGAAGGTGATGATACTGGCGTTGTTGAAGCCAGTACCGTCGACGATCAGCTGCAGATCTGGATCGCCGCAGGCGGCGGTATCGGGATTAAGACCATCGACCGTTGGCGGGTCGACCTGGCCGATGGTCGGCTCACCGCCACCGCCGACATTGACCTTGCACGGTCCAGCGATCGTCAACACTTGCGTTTCGTCGAGATGATAAATTGCCATTAGTCCCTCCTGCTAAAATGTGCCGCCGTCGAGCACCACCCAGTAACCGTCGACCCTGACGTAGGCGTCACCGTCGAGCGGTGCCTCTTCGATGCCGCCGCCGCCGGTGCCGCCGCCGGTCAGCAAAGTAAATTCGGACGGAATGCGCTTGTTGACGCTCGGCGGCGCAGTGTTGCGGATGGCATTGTTGCCGCCGACCGGGTTGGCGACCGGCACCCAGAGCGCAACTCGCAAATTCTGGCTCATGGTGGCAGCACCACGGCGATGTGCGGCCGAAACCAGATCGCCCAGAACCGGCTGTCGGCCGGCGGCGGCAGCACCATATTCAAAGTGTCGCCGGTGGCGGTGTAGTCGACCGTCGGCTCTTGGACGACGCCGTCGAGCGACACGATCAGCTGCTCGCCGCGGCCGACATCGACTGGAATGGCGCCGGGGCCGACCGCCGGGTCGATATAGCTCAAGTTGAAGGCTTGCTTGGTGCCATTCGGAACCAACGGCTGCACCTTGAAGCAATCAACCTTGGCAGAATTGATTTGGTCGGGCGGGATCATCAGATCCCACTGAATGACGCTGCCGGCGCCTGGCGCCTCGACCAGGGTCATGCTGTCGGCCGCAGCATCGACCGTGAAATCAATATTCGGGACCAGCCGGACGCCGTTCAGGCAGACATCGTGGCCCTCGTTGCTGAAAACCGGCGCCAGGCCGTTGCTATCGATGCCGGTGAAGACGGTTTGGCCGGCGGTGGCGAGGTAAACGTAACGTGCTCGGAAACCAGGTGCTACTTGCACTCCCGGGGGCTGCCAGGCGGTGCCGTTCCAGATCATGATCGAGTTCTTGGTGGTGTCGTAGTAGAAACTGCCGACCGCGATCGGGTTCGGCACCGCCTCGCCGGTGTTGGGGTTGCTGTCGCCAGGCGCCGGCGGGTGATCCCACGGGCCGAGGTAGTAAAAACTGACATTGCCGACCAATTGCTGGCAGTGGATGGCCCACCACTTGGCCGACCACAAACCGCCGACGCCGCCCATGCCGGAAACCGGCTGGTAGAACAGCCCCTGCGGGAATTTCGAGGCATTGATGAAATCCAGCGCGTGCGAATTGTCGACCACCGGGCCGCCGAGGTACTCAGCCCAGGCCAAAGCCTCGTCTTTTGCGGCAATGGCGTTGTCGGACTGCGCGTGGCTGTAATTTGCCGAATTTTCCGAGGCGATCGCCGCGGATTCGGCGCGATCGGCAGAGTTTTCCGCGTCAGAGGCGGAATCCAGCGCGTTGACGTTGCCATGCGAGATGGCCGAGAGCATCTGCGCCGCGCTTACAGCGGCGGCCTCGGCGTCGGCGGCGCGCAAATCGGTCTCGCGGCCGCTTTTGATGACAGTCTGGACGACATCGGCAGTCTTTTCCGCCGCAGCGGCGATGCGGCGCTCGGTATTGTCAATTTCAGTGCGGTCCAGCTTCCATTCCGAGGTCAATTGCTCCTGGCCGACGCTGTTATTGACGATTTTACCGTCGTCGCGGCGGATGTCTGCCAGTGCAGCTTGGGTGGAGCTGATCGCTTCGACCAAATTGTGGATCTGCGCATCCAAGAGATCCGCGGTAATCTGGCCGCGCGGCCGATCGGAGAATAAAATCTGCTGTTTCGGCCGGACGATCGCTGGCATGGCGCGTTTCCAATCGTGCGGACCGCCTATTTATCGCACTGAACCGGAAAAAGGGGAAGCACATGATCTCAGCCGAAGCCTTGGCGGCGCTGTCGGGCCTGGAACACGGCGCGCGCTACAACACGATGCATTCAATCGCCCGCGAATTGATCGAGGCCGGCTTCGCCTGCGAAGACTGGGGCAATCTGGGCATCACCGAATCGGGCCGTAGCTATCTGCGGCGCGGCAAATTCCACATCGCCATCACCAGCGACGAACATGTGAGCGAGCTGTCGGTGCATCACATGCAAATACCTGACGCACCAATTGACCGCAGACCGTCGAAGTTCTGGAAGAACCATGCAGTGAAGGATCTGACGCAGCCACACCGCGGCCGCGGCGAATGGGATCCGCAGCCGGACACGTCGCCAGCTGCGCGCAAGCCGATCGAGCTGGTGGAAGAGGCGCCCAGCGAGCCGCTGCCGGCCGCAACAGACCGCATGCAGGAGATGCTGCGGGCGGCGGGCGTGGCGTCTGGCATCACTGGGGTGTGGCCGGACGAGAGGTGGGTGCTCGAGTTCGTGAAGGCGCTGGACGGGGTATTTTCCGAAGCCAAACCCAACACGGAAAATACCCTGTAGGGGGTATGGTAATCGTCAACGATAATTCTTCGGTGCGAATACCATGCTTCAACCAACAAAAATTTTGCCACGCAGCATTGCGGCTGCTGGCGCCCTCTCGATCTGCCCCCGCCAGGGGGCCATACGAAGCTAAGCCATTGAAAACACTACACTTTTCACGATGAATTAGGCTATTGCCCCGCGGCCGCGCGGACTACCATCTGTTTTGTAAACAGATGGTATAGGCCAGGTAACCCATTGATTTTGCTACGTTTGACCAGCTGCTTTGGGCGGGCTGGGATGCGTCTGGGATGCTATTTGCCCC